CCGGCCATTTGTTGCATTTGTGGAACCATTGCCATTGCTTTCGACATGATTGGGTCGAGAATGTTTGGTTTAATTTGGTCAAGAGGTGTTACTAATTCGTCACCACCTTCACCCATACGGAATAGTTTACCCAGTCCATCATTCATTCCTTTAACAAGACCACCGTGTCGAAGTTCCGGCAACATTTCAAATGATGGGAAACTTGGTGATTCTGGCACTTCAAGTAGTTCTAGTCCTGCAAGTGCATCTGGTTTGAGAAAGTCTGGAAGTTTCTGGATTAGTAATATAAGACCATTTAAAACTAACAGGCCTGCACGTTGAATGTGACTAAAAGCATAACCGATTAGTTCAAAGAAGTACATAATTCCCGATAGGACGGGGCGAATTATGTTGTTATAAGTCCACGTTAAGATTTCTCCAATCGGCTCGAAGATTGACCTTAGAACATCACTAAGAGGCTGAATTATTGGAAGGAATATGTTTTCGTAAATCCAAGCAAACGCATCACCTATTGCACCAAACAGAGTTCCCATGAGATCCATTAGTGGTTCGATTACTGGAAGAAGCACATTATCAAAAATCCAACTGAAAGCATCACCTATTGCACCAAACAAAGTTCCCATGGTGGACATAATTACATCTAATACTGGTGAGAGTGTTTCAAACAATGTGTTAAAGACATCTTTTATCGTTGAGAGTATGTCCACATCTGCGAGTGATCGGAACAATTCTCCGATAGAATCCAATCCAAAAAATTCGAAGATACTAGCAATTGCATTTAAGATTCCATCGAACAATAGTTCGGGCAATCCAACTACAAATGTAAGGATGGAACCACCAATATCTTTTATACCACCCATGATGTCACCCTCAAACAGTTTAGCAAAACCATCAAAGAATCCACCAAACAGGTCTTTGAAGAATACGGTGAATTTGTCAACATCAATAATTCCCAAAGTAAACACATCCAATATTCCACCAAAGAATGCACCGATACCACCAAGAATATCACCCTCTTTGAATTTATCAATACTTGACATAAGACCCTTAAATAGACCCGCTATTATTTGGAAAGGAAGGAATATCTTTCCTACTATTTTACCAAGGATTCCGCCTACTTTAAATACACCCTTGAACATAGAAACTAGTGGTTTAAAGAACTTCATGAGTCCACCACCTCCACTGAGGGCTTTTAGGGTGGGTGATAGTTTTGTAAGGATTCTAAAGAATGGTTCTAACGCTTTCTTGACAAAACTAATTATTGGTGTGAGAAACTTTTTCACTCTTCTAATTGATTTTTTCGTAAAGGCTAAGAAGTTTCGAAACGTCCCTCCCTTTCCAAAAATCTTATTCCACAAATTTTTAAGTGTCTTAGCAGTTTTTGGAAATACTTTTTCAAATATTTTGAAAAACAAACCAAAAGTTTCTTTAAATCCAGTCACAAAACCAGATAGTGTTGCAGCCAAAAGTCCAACAATTCCGAATAAAATCTTTCCAAGTCCAGCGGGGGATGCTACGTTACCAATATTATCAAATGCACTCTCAATTGATTCACCAAGTTTTGCAATTGAGTTAAGAAAAGCAGCACCAAATTCTCTATCTTTTTCGCTTTTGGCGGCATCTCTTCTTTTTTGGTCATCATTGGCCTTTTTATCATCCTTTTGTCCCTTTTTCAAAGCAGATTTAAGTTGTTTAAAGTCATTACCAAGTGATGATAAACTATCAGACACCATCTGACCAATTGTCTTCTGGTCAGCTCTAGATGCTTTGAGTTCTGCTGTTACTTGGTTAAGGTCGGCCATTTAATTACCTTTTAAACTTTGCTGCTTCTTTCTTTTGTCGCTCATTTTCATCTTTAATATATTGCTCTAATAAACTTACATATATTTCTCGTTCCCACGGCATCATATTTTCTAGTTCAGTTAAACTATATTTAAACCGTTGCATCATTTCAAAGTTCATCTTATAAAGGTTAGCTAACGACTCGTGGCTGAGTCCGATGTAAAAAAATCATCCAGACTCCTCAACACAACGGACTGTTGTTCCTTACATTTTGTACACATAAACTTCAGTTCATGTTCCATGTTCGGCATCGTATCAAAGAACTGTTGCATCTTTGTTAAATCGGATTGTGTCAAAGAGTAAACAAAGTCCTTAAAGTCATTATCACTGTAGTCTTTTCTGGTGTATATATTGTCTTTATCATAAATCGAGTCAACACACATACTCAAAACATTAATTACAGATTCTATGTCTCCCGTATCTACCTTCTTCTGCGATTCCATCATTTCAAATGTTGGATATCTCATTACCAATCCAACCTCATCGGTGATTGGAATTTCTTTGGTGTGTCCCTCTGGGAATGTTACTTCTACATCACCCAAATCAATCTCAGCAGGACTCACAGATTCACACTCTGGACACAGAACGGTAAGTTCTGTTACTTCTCCAACAGATTTTGCTCGCAACTTCAAAAAGATATACTGCAAATCAAAAGTCGGTAGAGTCATGACATCTAATTTATTTTCGGATGTGATACATCCTGCTAGAACATCACGAAGAGCATTGACCACCTGTTTCTGGTCTTTACTCTCTGAAGCCATAAGAAGAATCTTTTCTTCTTTGACTAGGAATGGTCTGAATTTAACAACTTCTTTTGTTGATGGTACAGTCAATTCATATTTTGGTGTTGATACACTTGGTAAAGGCATAATTTATCTCCAATATTAAATACTTGGGAAATTAGAACCACTATATTGACTTAATACTTGGTTCAAATTTTTCCCTACATTTTCAAACGGGGCAAGAATCACATCTCCATTAACAGCCCTACGCATGAAACCTACGTTATCTTGAACGACTTGGTTAACATTTCCTATCTGTGTGTTTACAGCAGAAGCCAAGTCCATACTTCCAGTAATTAGATTCGACAAGTCTTTGCCGATAAATCCGTTCACCAATGGAACACCAAACGGCAAACCAGTGGGGGCATCTAACAAATCTGAGTCTTTTAGTTTATCCCATTTACGATATGCAAATGTGATGTTTTGTCTAAGTGGTGCTCCACTATTTGATTGGTCAACTCCAACCTCCTCGATTGACAATGGGAACACTTCAAAAAATTGGTCACCGTATATGTTTTCATTACTTTCATTGAAACAACGGACAACCATATTTCCCATATAGTCTACAGGATATCCCCAAATAGCATTTTCTTCATCATAAATGATAGCCTGCCAGTCCTCGAAAAGTTTTCTTTCATAGAAATCTGTCCCGATTCTAAATGTAGCAGTAAACTCTCCACTGTACTCCTGTTTGTAGGGCAGTCTTCTGGTAGCACCACCAGTGTTCAGTTCCTCGGTTGCCATTCTTCGGCCTGGGAAACTGAATGCTTCGCATGTGTAGAAAATTCTTGGGTTTGGGTCGTCTGCTAGTCCCGAACAATATATCTCCAGAGAGAATGCATTATCAGGCACAGTACCAAACTTTTTAATGTTTGATACCATCTTGGTCATACTGATTTTGTTATCACCACCCTTAGCGAAATCTTCGATAGGGGCGTTGGTTACTAAATCTGTTGCACCATTAACTGTGCTTAAAAGTGGATTAGACATTTATTCTCCTCAACCAAACTTTTTTCTCTTTTTATCTATACTGTCTCTTTGTATGTAGTCAACAGATTCACCCTTAAAGAAATAATCAGAGGGCAAATATGCTGCAAGTTCCCAGTCTGTGACTGGTATTTCGATTAGATTTGATTTTAGTCCAGTAAATTTGTATCTTCGTATGCAAGGATATGCTAGTTTGAACACTGGAGCTTTAGATTTTAATACTTTGTATTTTCTAAATGCTGTTCGAATATTGCGTAGTTTCTCACCCTTAAAGTCTTGTTCGACATCATCGTCTGTTGCATTCTTTAACTGGTTTCCCATGTAGTTTAATAATTCACCTCTTCTTTTCTTTGAAAGGTAATGTAAATTTAACCCCATGAAACCACCAGATTTTTTTTCGAGTGCAATAACTAATGGTAGGGTGTCCCAATATTGTAGATTTTCTTTTGTTGTGGGTTCGTACCTAAACAAATACATTTTACCAGAGGCTGCCCCTCTTCTGCCTTTACCATATCTTTCTCTATATGCTTGTAACCATTTACTTGGCATTTTATATGGTGGAACAGGAGCACCTTCACTACCATATAAATCTCGTATGGTATTTCTCCACCATCGGATTGATTGTTGTGTGAAGTGGTCAAATCTACTCGATTGAAAATCAGAAAGTATTTTGTCAAATGGGTCAGCCATTACTTACTCTTTCCTAGTAAGATATCGTTCTCTGTAATAATCTTAAATTCCCAACCTCGTTCCTCTGCATATTTTCTCGCAAAATCCCACTTTGCTTTGTTCACCTCCCAAGTTTTCATCTCATTTAAATAGGAACGAGTAAGTTTTTTTCTCTTGGGAGGCGATTTACATTGCTTCTTTGGTTTTATTTCTATCAGAGAGACAATTCTCTCTCCTTTTTTGCCTAGATATTCTATAATGAAGTCTACAAAATATCTATGCACTCGATTATCAACAGGAGAAATATATGGCACCACTATGGTTTCTGATGACCACTTAATAATATTTTCGTTCTCTTCACAGAAAACCATAAAACGGCGTTCCCACAGGCTTCTATAAATAACCTTGGTGGGGTCACCAATATACTTTGAGGTATTCTTAACCTTATATTTTCCTTTATATGCCATATACAATATCTATAAGGAGCATCCATGTCTTTTGAACTATTCCGAAATCCATTTGAAAAATCTAAGGACTCAGCAAAGAAGTTCGAGTCTCTTCGTGATTCTTTGAATAGTCAAGCAAACCGAAATGGTTTGCAGTACCCACTTGAACTTGGTTTAAAAGACCAACAGAATTTTTTATTATTTACTGTTTATGATGCAAACCCACAGTCCTTCAAGTCCTCTGAGAGTTCGAACCAAAGGCAAAGCACAGGGACATTTGATTCGGGTAAAATGAAGCAAGTTGCGGGTCAATATGCGATGGCTCAACTACAGTCTCTTATGTCTGGGGTTTCTACAAGAGTCACACAACAAGCAGTATCCAACTACTACAAAAATCAGTTGGATGACCCACTGGGACAGGCAAGACTAAAACAAGATACAACACAGAATCAAAGTATCACCAGCAAAACAAGATTCTCAAACAAACTAGACAAGACGATGTACAGTATTGCACTCTACATGCCAGAGGGCATTGGATCAGAGTTGTCTGCAAGTTACAGCATGGAAGACTTTGGAGTTTTGCAAGCAGTGGCTGCAGGGGGTTCTGATGTTCTTAATAAGATAAAACGTGTTTTTGGTTCTACTGAAGCAAATGAAGAAACAGGAGCAATATCGGGGATTCTAAAAAGTGCAGGAATTAAAGTTGGTCTAGAATCTGTTGATGCTATATCGAATATTGCTGGTGTTAATTTGAATGCCGCAAATGCTGTGAAGGCTGCAATGCGACAGGTGACAAATCCACATATGGAATTTTTATTCCAAGAAGTTGGGCAGAGAAGTTATTCGTTTAACTTTAAGTTTGTTCCAAGAAGTTTGGATGAAGCAAAAATGTGTCACGATATAATTAGGGTATTCCGAGCAGCATCACTCCCATCCCGTGCAGATGGTGGTGTGTACTTAGACTTCCCTGCTGAATTTGATATTCAATATTTTCATGCTGGTGTAGAGAACACATGGATTCCCAAAATCTCTCGTTGTGCCTTAACAAGTGTTAATGTTGGTTACACACCAAATGGTGTTCAACAGATGCACGGTGTAGAGTCCTTTGACGATATCACTGGGTTTAGTGTAAGTGGTGCAGTTCCGGCTTCTATGACACTAGAAATGACATTCTCAGAAATGTCTACTCTGGTAAGAGAAGATGTAATCGAAGGAGGATTCTGATGTTCTTTCAAAAGTTTCCATTAATTGACTATGACATAAATGGGACAGAGGAATTTGTTCTTGCAACGAACATTATGAAACGATTCCGAATTCGTAGGTCTGTTGTGGACAACAAGTCTTTCTTTTACAACTATGAACTCATGGATGGTGAACGACCAGAAATTCTAGCACATAAGTTTTATGGAAGGCCAGATTTACACTGGTTGATTTTGATGACAAATGATATTCGTGACCCATACGAAGATTGGCCATCAGACCAACAAACTTTGTCAAGTAAGACAAATAAAAAATATCCAGGCACTTCTTTGTTTTTATGGAATGAAGACCTTCGAGATGAAAAGGGAGCAAAGACCGAACCACATTCATCTCAACTTAGAGTCGGTGATGAAATTGAATGGGTTGATGTGGTTCAAAATGAACAAGGTGATGAAACAACAGTAACACCGTCTGGTGTAAAGGCTACAATTTTAGAATGGGATCCCTCATATAGTAGACTCGTAATATCCACACAAACTGACTGGCCAACCGACAAGTATTTCAACAACAATACTCAGGGTATTGCTCTTTGTGGTTATAATTTAAAAACTGTTGCACTGTCTACGCAAGCAATTCACCACTGGGAGGAGTCTTACACTTTACCAGGCACAACAACCGTAATTAAGAATAAAGTTAATCCGTTAGATTTAGATAGAAGCACAGCAACTGACCCCGATGCACCAGAGGAAAGTGCATCAAGAAGATATAGAGATGCATATATTGTTGGTCAGACAAGTTTATCATTCTCCCTAGATTTCCCTCCACTATCAAAAACATTGAGAGTTGTCACAAATGAACAACATGAAATTAATGAAAATGATAGTAAAAGAAAAATTAAAATTATCAAACCAGAATTCGTTGAAGATATTTTAGCAGACCTTGAAGAAGTGTTTAATAGATGATAACAACTCCAGGCAAATATAACATCAAAGAACTAGTTCTAGAATCTAGAAGTGGCGCTGTTATTGATGTTACTAGATTTGCTGCCAATCTTGTAATTTATGAAAGTATCTTTGAAAATACAATGTCAGGCCGAATTGGTTTAATTGAATCTTTAAATCTGAAAAGACACTTCGGGCTGAATGGTGATGAAATAGTTAAAGTTAATTTTGAAACTGAGGGATTTGATGGTCAGGGTGTAAACACTATTTTACAGTCATATAAAATTTCAACTACCTCAGCACTAAATGACACCACCTCTGTATATTCCATCATGTTGGATTCACCAATCAAATATCATGATAAGAAAAGTAGGGTGGTAGAATCTTACGATGGAAATGGTGGAGCAATTGTAGATATTATCTTTAACAGATATTTGAACAAGGGAGATGCAAACGCTCGACTAATCACAGGAGCAAAAGTATTCAACAATGTTAAATTCATATCTCCGTTCTGGAGGCCCTTGGAGGCAATTGACTGGATTAGTAAGAGATGTTTAAATGCTCCGCCAACAAGTGCTCCATCGTATTTGTTCTTTCAAAATGCAGATGGATTTCATTTCACAAATCTAGCAGACCTAGTTAGTAGTGACCCCGTAGCCACATACACATATCATCAAAGTGTCAAGGGACTGCCTGTTGGTGAAAGATTCTTTACTATTGAAAATATAAGTATTGGTGAGTCCTTTGATAGATTGCGACAAATGGATACTGGAGTTTTTAGTAGTGTTTTGTTAACCCATGACATCACACACAAAAAAATTAAGTCTCTCGCATACAACTATGCCGAAAGATTCGCAGACGAAACACATATTGAAAAAAGTAAAATTATTGCTGATGCGAATGAAGACTTCACGGGGTATCAATATAAACGGATGTACACCCCACAGAGTTCTTTCAAACACAATGATTTGTTCGATGGTGATTTATACGAGGGTTGGGTTCTACAGAGACAATCAATTATGAACCAATATCTCTCAAATAAACTTATCATCGAAGTCCCAGGCAATAGTTTACTGCGAGCGGGTCAAGTTATTGATATTGTCATACCCGCACTCGAACCCAAAAAAGGCAAAGATTGGAAAGACCCATACCTAAGTGGTAAATATTTGATTTCAGACTTGAAGCATGAAATTGTTGTTAATGAACAAGGTAAATATTCCACGACACTCGAATTAATTCGTGACTCTTTACCACAACCAATTGCTGATATCAAGGAGTTTGGTTAATGGAAAAGTTTGCAGGAAAAAATAGTTTTGTTTGGTGGGTTGGTGTTGTAGAAGACAGGAACGATCCACTTTTAATGGGCAGGTGCCGAGTAAGGTGTTATGGTTGGCACAGTGCTGATAAGAATGCTGTTTCTACGGAGGATTTGCCATGGGCCCATCCCGTGCAACCAATTACATCTGCAGCAGTAAGTGGTATCGGACAGACTCCGTTGGGGCCTGTCGAAGGAACTTGGGTTGTTGGATTTTTCCGTGATGGTGATGAAGGACAACATCCTGTCATAATCGGAACACTTGGTGGTATTCCAAACGAACCGAACCAACCAAACATAGGATTCTATGACCCCAACTCTGAACAGGGAACAAGACCAAATGGGCCTTATCCTCTGACAACATATCTTGGTGAGTCTTCGACAGATGATGATGGAAATGTAATTTATCCTGAGGCAGAATCAGATACAAACAGACTTGCAAGGGGTATAACTACAGGAACAATAGTTCCCACAAAAATATCTGGAGCATCTGCTCACTTGGGCCATGAAATAGCAAATGGTGTGGCGGAGGGATGGGATGAAAGGTATCCACCATTTAATCCACAGTACCCATACAATCATGTAACCGAATCCGAATCGGGCCACATTATAGAGATTGATGATACTCCTGAAAATGAAAGAATCAACATTCACCACAAGTCAGGCTCTTTTCAAGAGTTTCATC